ATTGATCCCAACCAAGCTGCTGTAATTCCTCTCTACCAAGTTCACCTCGATAGTAGCGGAATTTGTTTTTACGGAGTTGGTTGTAGTCTGCTTGAAGTTTAGTGTATTTGAGTTTAACACCAATCAACAACTTCAAGTATTTGGAATGTAGTTTGGGAGTAACAATTGCATTTTCACCAAGATAGTTGTCATCGATCTCAGCGTCTTTTTCCCATTCATTTTGTATCTCATCAAGTGTCATAATATCTCCACGCCTTCGGCGAAATTAAGTATTGTCTATTGTAAAGTATGTATATTTAAAAGTGGCAGCTCCGATTACATAGTTAACGTCCATCGCAGTAGATTCCAACTGAATTGGATCAAGTGAAACTGGGAATAGATCGTAAAACTTAAATGCATTTGTGGCATTGTTTTGTCCATCTAAAACCGTTACAGTTGCGTCAGAGTAGTTTCTAGATAACTCAGAGTAGACTGAAGAATTTTGAGAGTTTACGAAATTGCTGTATTGTTCGTAACGCTCAGGCTTACCTAATGCAATCATCCAATTATAGATAGCCTTGTAATTTTTCATTTGGTCATCAATCAAGAAGCTAACTGTTAATTCAGAGAACGTCATGATTTCGCCTGGGATTGGATTGTTAACGAACGGTGTTGCGTTATCAATAGAAGCAAGCGTGATGCTAGGAATCAATACACGTTGACAGAAGAAAGAAACATCTGGCAATTTAGTGATTGAGAAATTAAAACCGTTCGGGGATAACGGATTAATGTTATTAGGGTATAGGCAATCAGTCATAATAGTATTTATACTCCATGAAAAAGGGGATCCCGAAAGATCCCCTGAAATTACCGCTTCTGCGTCGGCTTTTTCAAACCGACGAGTCGATTACATTAGGTTAGTAACCTTAACCTTACGGTAGTAGTAGTTTGCGTCAGAAGTTAGGTTGTCCTGACCAGCAGTACCATCGTCAAGGTTAACGAATGGGTTAGCAACTAGACCGTAACGAGTCTTGAAGCCAATCTTAGGCTGGAAGCTGTTAGGATCAACTGCGCGAACCATTTGTAGAGGAACGTATGGGCAGTAGAACAAGCCAGCGTCGAACGCAGAAGTACCTTTGTAGCCAACAACGAAGTATTGGTTAGCAGAGATGTTAGCTGCATATGGATCAACATAAACTTTGTACTTACCGTTTAGAACACCAGCGAAAGTAGTGCTAGTATCGTCAACGTTTAGAGAAGTGTTTAGAGCAGGAGCGTAGTCAAGAACACCAGCCATCGCTAAAGCAGACGCAACGTCAGCTGAAGTGATGATGAAGTTACCACGACCACGACGTGTCAATTGACCAACAGCGTTCGCTTCGCGTTCGATTTGGAACAATAGACCCTTGAACTTTTCAACAGACCAACGACCGTTAGAGTCAACGTCTAGGTCAAAAGTACCAGCAGTAGCAGTACCAACTGCAGCACCTGGCTTAGCAGTACGGTAAACAGTACGAACAACTTCACGGTTGATTTCAGTTAAGATTTCAGCAGAAAGAATGTTGCTTAGTTCGCCTTCAGCGTCAAGACCATGAACAGACTTCATATCTTGAGCTAATTCGATAGAGTACTCAGCTTTTAGAGCGCGAGTCTTAGCAGTAACGCTTGCCTTCTCGATAGAGAATGCCATTTGACCGAAAGTACCGTCACCAGAACCACCTTGACCAAGACGTTCAGCAGCGTCAGTAGCAAGACCAGTACCGTTAGTTTGAGTACCAATAGTAGCACCGTCTAGAGTAGCAGAGTGAGTACCAGTACCAGAGTAGTCAGTATCAGCTTCGTTGAATAGAGCTTCAGCGCCACCCATGTTACCATAACGGCTCTTCATTGCGAAGATTAGACCAGTAGGTTGAGTCATTGGCTGAACACCAGCGATATCATAAGCGATAAGCTGAGGCATAGCACGGCGAACTAGGCTGATCAACACTGGGTCAAACTTAGCCATACCGCCAGTGTCACCGTAAGTGCCAACTGCGTTAGTAGGAGCTGCTTCGAAAAGAGCTTCTTGTTGCTTGCGCATTTCGCGCTCTTGGTTTTCTAAAAGAACTGCAGTAACTTCTTTACGATAGTTATCAGCAATCTTTGGTGCACCTTCGTGATTTAGGACTGGTGCCCATTTTTCGATTAATTGTTGACGAGTAGTCATTTTATTTTTCCTTTTTAAGAAATGAAATTACTTAGTTAGAGCAGATAGATATGCAGCCATAGCTGGGTCAATCTTCTTCTCTTCAGTTAATTGCTCAACTGGAGTATCAGTTACAACTGATTTAACTTCAGCAGCTTGTTTAGTGAAATAGCTTTCACGTAAAGTCTTCACTTTAGCAGAGAACGCTTCAGCAGTTTCGTAAGTTAGTTCTTCAACTAAACCTTGGAACTTTTCTGCTTCAACATCAGAAAGACCTTCAGCAGCTTCAGCAACGATTTGAGCCTTAGTAGACTCAGCAATTGCTTTGCTTAGTTCTACGTTTGACTTAACTTGTTCGTCTAGCTTGCTTTCTAAAGAAGCAATAGTCTGTTCCATTTCGCCAAGTACATCGTACTTTTCAGCTGGAACGTCGATATAATGCTCTTCGAATAGACCCTTCATACCAGTGATGAAGCTCTCTACGATTTCAGACTTAATACCATGCTCAAGGGCTAATTCATTCTGTGCAATCCACTGCTCGGCAATATAGCCAAGATATCCATCAACTTGTTCAACAAGACCCTCAATTTGTTGTGCAGTAGCTTCTTCTAGCTTTGCTGCAAATTCTTCTTCAAGACGAGCTACTTCATCTTTAACACGAACCATAACGGCTGCTTCAAAGATTGTAGTTGCTTTGTCTTTAAATTCTTCAGATAGTTCTTCGCCAGTGAATAGAGCGTCCATGTCTTCTTTAACGCCAGCTTTAACTGCGTCACCTTTGCGGATAGAAGACTGGTCACCGTTATGAGGGTTCATAGAACCACCCTTAACTTCTTCAGCTTGCTTTTCATCTTGTACGTTGTTGCGTGCATTGTCTGGATTTTCGCCAGAGTGAGCAGGCTTAACAGCGTCGCCTTTAGATGGATTAGTCTGGTCACCAGCTTGAGCGTTGGCAGTTGCCTTGTCGCTCTTGCCAGATTCAGCGCCATCTGGTTTAACTTTTTCTTCTTGGATTTCCTGAGCTTTGCGAGACTCAGCAAGAAGTTCAGCGATTTTTTGTTCGATTGACATCGTTAATCTCCTAACTTGGATAGTTCTATTAGATTATTTATAAATTATTTAATTTTACTCAGGAAGTGTTGGAAGGCTACTATCTTAGCTTCTTGCAATTGCTTGCTTGATGCACGTCTAATAAACTTCTGCGTTTCCTCAATATCTCTTTCCACAAATTTTCCATCCACAAATGTCCACTCCTTGCTTTCCATGATACCACGGACATAAGCATCTGGAGCAGATGGATCAGCAACGATGTCAGCTGCAGTTGACAGCATAAAGTCGTCCTGAACAATTTGAACACCTTCATTGTTCATTTTTAATGAACCAAGTGCTCTGGATGAAACGCCAAGATTAGCACCACCATCTAGAAGACCTCTAGCGATGTTACCCATCGGTGTTTCCATAATTTTCGCACGACCAATGTAATTGGTACCTTCTTTGCGAAGAGAAACGATCATGTGGGATACACGGTCAAGGTTGATACTTGGAGTATCTGGGTGACCTAGTTCGCCATATGCGCGATTCTTTTCTACAGATTCAGTAATATAGCGACCAACTTCTCTATCCATTACTGATTCAGGGTACATACGACCATTGCGATTTTTTAATTCTGATTGAAGGAATACACCTTCAATAAAATAATCTTTTTTACCTTTACGTTCTTCAACAATAATGTTAGTAGTGTCGAAGACTTCTTTGATTAGTTTCATTTATTATTCTCCAACAGCGTTAACGTTATCGTAGACAGAATAAGTAGCAGTTTCAACTTTAGTTGACCAACCTGCAACTTTACGAAGCACCAAGAAACCAGAAACATCTTTAGCAACACCATTGGTTACAACGATGTCAAACGTGCTATCGTTATTGATTGGAATACCCCAAGAGTTAGCTTCCATATATGGAGCATTCTCTGGAGCGCATGCAATAACAATTTTGCTATTGCGGTTAATAGTTACTTTAGAACCAAGCTCGCCAGAAACACTCCACTTAACTAAAGTGACATTAGGTGCGTCCGCATTGCGTGCTTGAGTAGCTGCTGTTAAGTCAGCGATGGTAATAGTACCAGACTCAGCGGCAGAAGATGTAAAGTGAATTACAGTCTCTTGGTTAGTATTTTTAACAGTTGTGAACTGCATGTTTATTCCCCGATTCTTTCAAGTACATATAAGAAGTTCTGTTTAGACTCTCTCATGTATTCGATAATTTCGTTTTGGTTATGTAATAATTTATTTAGGTAATCTTGCGTTGCCTCGTTGATAGCAATAACGCTACCATCATTCAACGTATAGTTCAGTTTACCTTCAACCAATGTATCTAACTTATTGTATTTACGCAATTCACAAATTACAGGATCTACTGAAAAGATATTTGAGGAAGCCAACTCAATATATGACTCTATTAAGGTATCTGTAATCTTTACGTTGTGGTGTTCTTTAATAATTTCAGCAACTCTAGTATTTGGAATTTCTTCGTATATTTCTTTTGTGACTTCCTCAACAAGAGAATTGTTTTGCTTCTCTTGTTCTTTTAATCTTAAAGTAGATAAGAATTGCTTAAAGTGCATATTACTCTTGTTCTGCTGGGGTTGGTTCTTCTGCAGTTTGTGGGTTGAACATTGTCTTGGCAACGTTGATTCTCATGTCGTCTAGTTTACCAGAAATCTTCTCGGCCATTGCAGCGTTAAATGCATTTTCTGTTGCAACAGCATCGCCAGTTGCAATCGCGTTAATTAATTCTAATGTTGTAGTCATAGTAACTCCTTAATTCCAATCAAATGAATCTTTTTGTTCGCCAGTAGGTTTCTTTTTACCTTCGGCTTTTTGTTCGCTCTTATCAGCAGCCAGTTGCGCTTGACCTTCTTGCTGTGCAGCTTGTTGAGGTGCTTGAGCCTGTTGTGGTTGTCCAGCTTGCATAGCTTGTTGCTGTTGCGCTTGGAACTCCATAGTTGGTTGCTGTTGAGCCAACTGTTGTTCACCTTTGTTCTGAGCGAACGTTACATTAGTTTGTAGACTGTCTTTAATCTGCTTATCCATCAACTCAATTTGTTCATCAGTCATACGCAATAGGTTACGTTTGATCCACTCGTCAGAATAGAAACGACCAATGAATGGTTCCATTTGTGTCAATAGAGTGATGCGTTGAGTTAACAATTCAGCGTCTTTAAGTTCAGCGTAGTGGTTATCTTCCAAGTAATCGAAACGAATACCTTGACGAAGATCTTCCCAGTCTCTAACATTGATAATGTTCTTAGCGACTAATTGAACCTTTAATGCTTCCAAGAAAAGTACAGCGAACTTCTTACGAAGTCTAACGATGAACTTGTTGAACTTAACTTCATCACGGGTAATTTCGTTTGAACGACCGATAGAGAAACCTTCGGATTGCTGCATACGAGATACAGGAACGTTTAATGAGTGATAAAGTTTATTTTGGAAGTATTCAATATCTTCGATGGCGCCAAGGTTTTGACCGCCAGGAAGCGTAGAGATTTCTGTACCCTTACCACCCTCGCGGCGAGGCATCCAGAAGTCTTCCATCATTGATAAGTGTTTACGGTCATCGCGAGTTTCACCAGTAGTTGCGTCATAAACAATCTTGTTACGGAACTTGTTCATAATGTCGTTAACATACTGCTCAGCTTTTAGCTTTGGTAAGTTACCAACGTCAACATAGAAAATTCTACGTTCTGGTGCGCGAGAGATACGATAGATGACTAAAGAGTCTTCAATCATCTTTAATTGGTTAGTTGGCTTGATCGCTTTATGTAAATGCGAAAGCGTCATACCAGAGTTCATATCCATAACACCTGATGGACAGTGAACAACAGAATCCAATGGAAGTTTTACACCTTGTGTAGATTGCTCGCTCATACCCTTATCGTTGTAAAGGTAGAACTCTTCCAATGTTTTAACAACTTCAACACCTTGAGGAGTTTTCTCCTTCTTGATGTTTTTAATTTTACGGATCTTACGGGGATCAATAAAACGTAATTCTTGAATACCAGCCTTGACGTTAGCTTCGTCTAAAAGAACTTGGTAATATAAACGTCCATCAACATACCATTGACGGAAAATCTCATGTCCACGATCATTAAACTTTAATAGTCTAAGAACTTCTCTGAACTCATCGGAGATTTTATTTTTAATACCTGCTGAAACTTTTAAGTCATCGAGGATAATCTCGATTGGTTGTTTTGTTTCATCAGAGATAAGTGCTTCATTAATAATATCTTCAATAGCTGCATCACAATCAACGTATTGAGAGATTTCACGATAACGACGAATAAGGTCGTTTTCGTTTTTAAGGGATGCGTCTAAGTCGACAACCATGCCGTAGTAACCGCCAGCATTTACGCCAGTGTTTACTACGGTGGAGCCGTCTTGATTTGATGGAGGAACTACCGATGGAATCGGTAGCACCTGATCATCTTTCGTGCGTTTGATTTCAAAGCCGAACAGCTGCATTATAAAGTGTTCCTTCTAGATTAAACTGGGAAGCTACCAACTGGAGTGTTGATAGTAGTATTAATACCGAAGTTAGCTCCAGCACCTTCGTTAGAAGTGAAGAAGTTGTAAACGAATTCAACGTCGAACTGTTCAATAGCGTTCTGTTGCTCGTAGTCTAGAGTAATCGCGCCAATGTTAGTTGGGAACGAATCAGTGAACTTATAAGACTTAATAG